CAGAACAGATCAATACATTGTCACTAGCCGCAGTGCTTGGACAGAAGTTGGTAGGAGAATCAGCAGAGGCTAAGAGGATAGATAGATCACAGAATGACAGCACTATGATGGTCATTGCCCAACAGATGCAAGATCTGATTGATAACTGCCTCAAGTTTCATAGCGAATATCTTAATGAACCTAATGCTGGCAGTAGCTTTGTTAACAGAGACTTTGTAAGTGCAAGACTACAACCACAAGAGATAACATCATTGCTAACATTGTTTACTGCTGGAACTATCACTCAGGAAACATTACTTACACAATTAAGCAGTGGTGAGATTCTCGGTGATGATTTTGATGTTATGGACGAGGTGGAAAAAACTCAGTTAGGTGGGTTAGTTGAAAATGATCCTCCAATACAGGCTGCATAATGAATGGCTATTGAAGATCAAGCTGTTCCTGAGTCTCTTTATAGAAACGCTATTAATTTAAATAGATATCAAACACAAGTTTCTAAAAGACTGATAAATAGATACAACGATATTATTGTTGATTTAACTAATCAATTGCAAAATACTGAAGTCGAGCTAACGGCAGCGTCAAGATTAAGAATCACAACAATTTTAAGGCAGCTTGAAGAGAGCTTATCGACTTGGGCAATTGATGCCACAACAGTTACAAGAGATGAACTGCAAGGCCTAGCTGCTTTGCAATCTGAATTTATACAAGAGCAATTAAAAAAAGTTCTTCCATCTGATGAAATGAAAAGAGCAGTACGAACCGTAGAAATAAGTCCGCAGTTTGCTCAAAGTGTTGTAACAACTGACCCAGCAAGAATTAATGTCTTTACTTTGCCAGAAGAGTTACAAGCCACAACAACAGGAGTACAACCAAGATTCTCTTTGACCGCAAGAGAAGGTGCAATAATTACCTTGCCAAATGGTGCAACGGTTGAGACTTCTTTTAGAAGAATTGCTGCATCTCAAACGGAGTTATTTCAAAAAACTATTCAAAACGGTTTGTTGATTGGAAGGACAACACAGCAAATTGCGAGAGAGTTAAGAGGTCGTCTTGATTTTGAGGAAGTTGGTACCTTGTCATCTATAAAACAAAAAGGAGGTATTGGCACGAAGGTTGCAAATAACCAAATTGAGACAATCGTGAGGACAAGCATCAATCAAGTTTCAAATGCTGCTTCTCAAAGTGTTTACAGAAACAACTCGGATATAACAGATCGATATAGATATGTTGCAACTCTTGACACAAAGACCTCTGCAATTTGCTCAAGGCTTGACGGTCAGGTGTTTCGTTTCGGAAAAGGTCCAACTCCACCACAACATTTTAATTGTCGATCTACAACGGTGCCTCTTGTCAAGGAATCTTTTTTGAGGCGATTTGGAGTCACCCAAGAGGATTTTGAAGAGGGAGCAGAAAGACCATCAAAAACTGGATTAGCTCAAAAAGGAAAAATGGTTCCAGCTAATGAAAATTATGCAACTTGGTTAAGCAAGCAGCCTTCTGATATACAAGATGAAGTCTTTGGAAAAAGAAAAGGCACAATATATAGATCGCAACTTAAGAAGAAAGATCCAACAACTGTATTAAAAGAATTTATCCGATCCGATGGATCTGAGCTAACTTTAGAAGAGTTACGCAATTTGAACAATGCCTCTTAAAAAAGGAAAATCTGAAAAGACAATAACTGGCAACATAAGGATGTTAATGAAAGAGGGCAAATCAAGATCACAAGCAGTGGCGATTGCATTATCTACAGCAGGCAAAAAGAAAACAGCTAAGAAACGTAAAAGGAAGTAATATAGAAACAGCTACTTTTATTGTCATGCCTTCACATTATGGATCAATGAAGCCCAAAGGGAAAAAGAAGAAAAAGAAAGGAGGTAAAAAGTAATGGCTAAGGGATTTTTTGAAAAACTAAATGACTACAAGGCAGAAAAGCCCAAAGAAACTAAACCCACTGCTAAAAAGAAAACTAAAAAGTGACTAGAAAATTTAGGCGAGTTCCAAAAGATAAAAAGACAGGTGTTCCAAAAAAATATCTGTCTGGAGCTATGAACAAGTTAGCGAAAGCTGCTGAGATCAAAAGAACTGCCGAAGCTTATAGAAAAGGAGAGTTTATTGATATAAAGGCTGTATCTAAATCACGCACAGAACAAAATGTCTCAAGCAAGAAGAAGAAAACCACTAAGCGAAAGCGTAAAAGCTAGTCTACGCAAAAAGGCAGAAGGCACTCGCTTTTTTTATGGTGAACTTGCAGAAGTTTACCGCAAGGGTCAGGGTGCATATCTTTCTGCTGGATCTCGTAATGTGCCGATGGCAGCATGGGCAATGGGCAGGGTAAATAGTTATATGTCAGGAAAAGGTGGAGCAAGAACAGCAGACGCTAAAATTTATTCAAAATATCAAAAGAAAAGGTAATGGCTCCACTTACAAAAAAACAAAAAGAAACATTAAAAGCTCATTCAGTGCATCATTCAAAAAGGCACATGAATTATATGATACGAAAAATGCGTGAAGGTATGAGCTTTGCAAGGGCGCATAGAATGGCACAGGAGAAAATAGGCAAATGACATTGACTAAAAAAGAAAAAATTGAACGTAAACTAAAAAAATATGGCTTAACAGAAGTTAACAAAGCAAAGAAAACCCCATCACACCCTACAAAATCTCATGTTGTTCTTGCAAAAGAGGGCGATAAGGTCAAATTAATTAGATTTGGAGCGCAGGGCGCAGATACAAAGCCACCAAGAAAAGGCGAAAGTATGGCAGATAAAGCAAAACGCAAGAGTTTTAAGGCTAGACACGCTAAAAATATTGCCAAAGGTAAAATGTCGGCAGCATATTGGGCGAACCTTACAAAGTGGAGCTAGTATTGTGAATAATTGTAAATTTTTTATTTATGGCTGAAGAACCAATCAAACCAAATCCACCTGTAGATACAGCAGCGTTGATGGCAGAAGTTGAGGCACTAAGAAAAAGCAACAGAGAAATTTTAGATGATTACAAAAAAGCAAAGGAGGCGGCAAAAGCTGTCCCACCAGACGTTGATGTAGATGCTTTGATTGCTTTCAAGCAACAAAAAGAGAAAGAAGAGCTAGAGGCAAAGGGTAGATATGATGAAGCGATTGCAAAACAGGCACAACAGTATCGTGATGCTGAAGAGGCTAAGAACAAAAGAATCCAAGAGCTTGAAGCTAGGCAGAGACAGCTTGAAGTTGAAGCCCCAGCAGTGACAGCCCTTGCTGATGTTGTACACGATCCCCAATATGTACTATCTCGCATCAGTAAGGATCAACTTGCAAGAGAGGCTGATGGAACAGTTGTAGTTGTTGATGGTTACAACAGAA